GGCGATGGCCTTGGCCATCACGATGGCCTTGGCCCGCTCGCGCATGAGGTTCCCCAGGTCCAGGCCGCGCTGCATGAGCACCCTGGCCCGGCTTTCGATGCCGCACCCGATACCCCGTTCGGCGGCCACGACCTCTTTGTAAACGTCAATCCAATCCCACCCAGGCCCCACCCACAGCATCTTGGCGTGGTCATCACGGTTGGCCAGTTTTCCCTCGGCGATAAACTGGCGAATCTTCCAAACCCATACCGGCCACATAAGGTGGGTGTAGATGTATTTCTGCCAGTTTCGCCAGGCTTTTTTGGCCTGCTGCATGGCCCCGCGGGCGCTGGCGTAGTTGCCCTGCGACCAGTCGAGCAGGACCACCTCGATCGGCAGGCCATAGGGCAGGCCGATGATGCGGCCGAAGGCCCGCAAGAAAGGCTCAAACTCCGGCATCGGGTGGGCGGGCGTGAGAGGCTTGACTTTCTCCCCCGGCTCCATGTAGAGCATGGTGCCCGCTTGGTTCTCCTCAACAAATTGCTCGTTACCCAACTCATCGAGTTCCGTGGTGCCTTCCGGCTCGCCCGACGCTTCGCCATATTCGGTTTCGACGCCGATGACGTGGGCGCTCGCAACCTGGGATGCCACAATCGCAAACTCGATATATCGGTCAAGGTGCTCGAAGTAAATATCGGTGTCGGCCAGGCTCGACTGTCCGCGCGTCTGGCTGCACCGTTTCCAGTTCCAGAGCCAAAAGAGTTTGCTGGCCTCGACGCGGGTGGTCTTGAAGATATGCTCGATGCCGCGGTGGCTCGGCCCGAAATGGTAGGCCACCGGCTTGTTGGTTTTGGTAATCTCGACGCCGTGGATGATGCGCGTGCCCGACGGCGTGCCGGCCGGGATGCTGCGCCGGGTCGGCGTGCCCAACTGGTGACCTTCGACTTGCTGCAAGGTGCCGTTGCGAATCTTGAGCATGAGATGGTCACCGTCCACCAGCACGGCCCGGAGCGCGGACCGGGACATTTCCCAAAAGGCAAACCGCCCGGCAACGTCCACCGTGTCGGCATCAAAGGCCCACTCGTCAAACAGGCCCTCGGCCCGCGTGTTCCATTGCTCGTCATCGGTAAGGGCCTCAAAGCGCCCGCCCTCGCCGACGATGTTATCGACCATGCGATTGAGCAGACCGCCGGCGATGCAATTGTCGCGGTCCAACTCGCGCGCGTTCTCGCGCAACACGTGAAGTTGGGCGTGCGTAAGATGCCGGTCGGCCGACCCGCTGGTCCGGTCGCGGCGGCGGCGCAGGCGGCTGATGTTGGCCGCCCGGAATCCGAGCATGGTACGGCTGACGCGGCCCTTGAGGCGGGCGAGTTCGGCGCGCGGGGAGACGAAGCCGATGGCACGGTCGAGCACCGTGCGCTCAGAAGCGCGACGCAACTGCACGTGAAGATTGCCCAGACTCCCATCACTCGGCCTTGGCATTATCTGCCCCGGTTGCGAAAACCGGCCAACACCCGCCGCCGGCGCCGTCCCGTCTCTTGTTCAAGCGCGGCGATTTGCTTTCCCAGGCCATCGAGCGCGGCGCGGTCCCACCGGGTGGACAATTCGGGGGTGGTCACGTCCGGCTTTGCGCCTATCATCACAGAAAGTTGTGTCCACTTGAGTTTGGCCGTGGCGTAGTCGCCGGCGGCCAGGGCGGTCGAGCACGCATCCGCGAGGGTCTCGATGTCATCTACGGTGGCCATTCATTCAGGATAAAGCCGATGGCGGGCATGGCCGCAAGAGGATGATTACCAATTTGGTAACAATCTTTTTCTCCTGCAACTCCCGTCTATTGCCCCCTGGGGGCCGCCAGGCGGGCCATGGCGCCTCGCGGCGGTAGCGCGGCTATCCCAGGCCGGATTTGCCGGCGCGCGGCCCGCAGGCGCCATTTCCGGCCGGCCGGCAGGCGGATCAAAGGGGCATGACCGCCTTGAACCGGGCGCGGCACTTGAGCACCAGGCACCGGCGGTATTGCAGGCGGTACCGGAACGGCTGCCCGTCCCGCCGGCCCCAACACTTGGGGCCGCTGCTGTAGACCTCGGTGTCGGTGCTGCCGCATTCCGGGCAGACCATCCACGGCCGGGTCTTGGCCTTGTCATCGTCACGTGGAGAAACCTTGACCATTCGCTCACCCTTTCCGTCCATGCCCCCGGTGCATCCGCAACCGGCGCATCGTATGGGCCGCCCCGCCCTTGCCCCGGCCGGGCCGGCGCCGGGTCCTGGCCACGCGGCCAATCCCTTTCATGTAGGCTACGGCCATGGCGTAGACCTCGGCGTCGAGATAGTGCGAGCCGGCCCCGCGGTCCACCACCACCCATTGCAATTTTTCGTGGCCGGTCCTGTCGGTCACCTTGCTCTTGACCTCGGCCACCAACTGTCGAAGGTACGGCCGGCTCGGTTCGGCGTGCAGGTTCCAACTGCCTGGGCTTTCGGAGTCGAGACCCCAGCGATGATGTATCTGGTCTTTCCAATATCCCGAATCAATCACCCACACCACCAGACCGCGCTTGTAGACCTTGCCGCTTTCCGGATTCACGTCCACGCGCAGGGGTTTCCACACGCTGCCGACCGTCCCATGGCCCTTGAGACCGCGCACCCGATCGCCCTGCCGGACGCAAAACTCATAGCACACGCCGGCTTGCCACCCGGTGTCGATGCCGCAGCAATGGACGGCCATCGTGCCGCCGCCCTCGACCGTCCACGCCGGTTCGATGATGGCGTTGTAGACGGTATGCAGGTCTCTGGACCATTCGACCACACCGTGCTCGATGAGCCAACTGGTGCCATCCTTGGCCCAGGCGCGCACGACGTAGTTTATCACATGCTCGGCGGGGTCCACGCCGGCGGTCAACATCACGGCCCCCTTGGGCACTGTGCCCGGTTCGTGGCCGGTCTTGAGTTGCTCGCCCAGTTCCTCGGCCGCTGGCATCGAGACCGACAGCCGCCAGGGCTTGGCATCCCACCCGTTGATAAAGTTCTGCAAGGCCGCCGGGTCGTCCTGGGAGTCAAGCCACTTTTCTGCATAATGGCCATAGGTCAGTAGCGGCGAGTAGAGGCTGCCGAGGTGGTAGCCGGCCGTGCGCGTGGTCTTGGCCGGCTCGCCGGCCAGCCGGTACTCAAAGAGGTCCCATTTCCACTTGACGCCTTTGGTGAGCCACGGCCTGGCCGGCCACTTGGGCGGGCGGCCCCAAACCACGTCGCGCCGCCGCGCCTTTTTCCGGTGGCGGATCACGGTGGCCGTCACGCCTTCGGGGAGCCAGAGGCCCGCGCGCAATTGGCGGGGTTTCTGATAGTCCTCAAGGCGCCCGTTGCAATGGGGGCAGACGTAAAGGGCCACGTCGCGCACCTCGGCGGGCGCCACGCTCTTGCCCTCCTGGGTGTGGGGCCACCATACGTTGGCCCGGTCCAGTACCTGATAGGCGCCGCATTTGGAACATGGCACGTGGAAGCGGCGCCGGTCGCTGGCCTGGTAGGCCGAGTGAATGCGTGACAGGCCCTCAATGGTCGGCGTGGACTCTTTGAGTATCTTGAAGTTGGGAAACGCCTTGCGGCGCTCGCCGGCCAGATGTTCGGGGTCGGCCTCAAGACTCGTGCGGATGGCCCACTTATCTAATTCCGTCATCATCACGTACCGGATGCTTTTCTCGCCCATCCGCGTGGCGCTGCCGGACCATCCGGTGTAGATGAGCATGGTCGTTAGGGAGACCAGGTAATCATCTTGCAGGTGCTTGGGCGGCAAGAGTTCCCTGGTGCGGTCACACGCCTCAAGCATGGGATACAGGCGCAGGCTCACCAGTTCCTTGACGCTCGACTGCACGCTTGAGGCCAAGAGCATGGGGCCGGGGTCCTGGTCGGCCACGTACAGCGCGAGGCAGGCGATCAGGGTGGTCTTGCCCAACTGTGACCCCCACTCCAATACAATCTGCTCGATGTACGGGTCACACCAGGCATCGAGCACCCCTGTGCAGTATGGGAAAAGGTCGGCCGACCACCGGCCGGGAATCGCCGCCACGGTCGCGGGCAGACGCACCCACCGCGGTACCCACTCGGCGGCCGTCATGCGCTCGGGCGGCTGCCAGAGTCTACGCACCCGCCCCGGCAACATGGGCATCCTCGTCGCGGGGGATAAGGGTTTCGATGAACGCATTGACTTGTTCCTCTATCTCCGGCATAAGAAAACCGTTTTGCAATTCGCCCAGGATACGGTCAACCTCGTGCTGCACCTCGACGCGCAGGTCGGCCCGCAGCCTGGCCGGCACGAGCAAGACCACCCGGTCGGGCAGGGCCATCATGCGGGTGCGCACGTTGACGATGGTTTGGATCCAAATGGCTTCGGCCTCGCCCCTGGGGATGAGTTTCTTGAGGTCCTTTAGCACCTTGAGTTGCAGGTGCCTGGCCCGCCATTGTTTCAATTCGACATCGGCGGTGCCGCCCTGGCCGCCCCCCTTGCCGTCCTGGCCTTCACGCCAGGCCAGCACCTCGGCCACGTCGAAGGTGTCGGCCCCGGCGACCGGCAACCCTTTGGCCACCCACCTGTTGATGGTGGTCTGGTGCACGCCGAGCAATTGAGCCAGGGCGGCCGTGCCCTTGACAAGCGTAGGTCCGGGCGCTTCGGACCGGGGATGCCCCACCGGCCGCCCGCCGGCCTCGGCCTTGGCCGGCCCGGTTTGTTTTTTGCCCTTGGCTTTGGCCGCGGCCTTGGTCTTGGGCTTGCGTTTGCGCGGGGCGGATTTTTTGGTTTTTGTCTTTGTCAACTGCGCGGTCCGCGGTATTATCCCTGCCCGCAAATGAATCCGTGGCGGCAAACGGGTGTCCGATGCTGAATACCAAAATCTCTTGGACCAATCACACGTGGAACCCCTGGACCGGCGGCGCCCCGGTGAGTGAGGGCTGCCGGTACTGCTACGCCAAGAGGCAGGCCGAGAGCATGGCCGGCACGCCGGCATTTCCCAATGGCTTCGGATTCACCCCCAAGTTGCACAAGATGAACGTGCCTCGGACGGTCAAAAAGCCGGGCATGTTTTTTATTTGCTCCATGAGTGATTTCTTTCTTGACCAGGCGGGCGACGGCATGCGCGACCAAGTGCTTGAGGTTATCCGGGCCTGCCCGCGCCACGTCTTTCAGATACTCACCAAACGCCACGCGGGAATGCTGGCCTACTGGCAGCGGCGCGACGTGCCGGCTAACGTGATGCTCGGCGTCACGGTCGAAAATCCCCAATACTACAAGCGGATCACCGCCCTGCGCAACGTCGAGTGCGGCCTGCGGTTTGTGTCGGCCGAGCCGATGCTGTCGGCCATGCCCGACCTGCCGCTTGAGGGCATCGGGTGGGTGATAGTGGCCGGGGAGTCCGGCCCCCACCTCAAAGACCCGGCCATCAGGGACGCCCGCGGCATGGCCGTGCCCCTGGGGGATCGCGGCGGGCATTGGGGTTGCCGGCAGGACCGCCAGCATTGGGTGACCGAAATCCGGGCGCTTTGCAGGGCCGCGGGCGTGCCGTTTTTCTTCAAGCAATGGGGCGGCCCCAGGCACGACAGCGCCGGTCACTTGCTCGATGGTGAGGTGGTGCAAGAGTTCCCCGCCCTTCCGTTTCCGGCCCCCGCGCCTACCCTGTTTTGACCAGGCGTGCGGCCCAATGCGTCATGGCCCCGCCCGCCCCACAGTAGTACCCCCGCCACTCATCGAGGGTATACCGGCGCAGCGCCGCCAGGCGTCCGACCTTGACCTTGCAAACATCAAGATACACGTCGGCCAGGCGGTTCCCAAACTCCCCGACAAACTCCTTGAGCGCATGCAGGGGCCACGCCCCGGTGATGCGCAGTTTCTCGCGGAGGCCGTCGGTGGCCACCACCCACAGAGGGTCGGCCAGGTCGGCGAGGCCGACCAGGGCGGCCTCAAGCGCTTCCCAAGGGCTACCGTGCGGATCAAGGTCGATGAGGTTGGGCACCAGGTGGCTGCCCACCCCCGCGGCCAGGGCGCGCACGCAATCGGTTTCATAGACCGCCCACGTGGGCCGCTGCCTGGCAAGGTGCTCGGCCCGCAAGCGGTTGTGCTCAAAGACCACGCCGGCGGGCACGTCGGCATAGAGGGCCTGCCAGAGCCGGCCCCACCCGCCGTGCGTTTCGATGATGACCGGCTCGCCGCGAGAGCGGACCTCGGCCAGTATCCGGCGGCGCAGGGCCATCTTGCGGGCGAAGGTGGTATGTTGTTTTTTAGTCTGTCCCGGCATCGGTCACCGCCTCGATGTAAAACCGGGCAATGGCCTCAAGGGCCTTGCCCCGGTTAACCAGGCCGGTCATGCCCAGGGCTTGCTCGACCAGGGCCAGGGCCGACGGCGCAAACACCGCCTTGACCAAGGGGCCGGCGTCGCGCCGGTCGATAAGCATATCGGGTCCCCGGTTGGTATCATGCCCCAGGCCGGCGGCCAGGTTGAGCACCTCTTGGGTTTCCTCGTCGGACCATCCCAGGGTGGTCAGGTCGATGCTGCCCTCGGCCCGCAACTCGGCCAGTTGCACGGCCAAGCGCGTCTCATCCCACTCGGCCAACTCGGCCGTGCGATTGTCGGCCAGGCTGTAGGCCCGCGCATCGGCGCCCTCGAGAGTGGTCAGGCTTACGGCGATGTAATCCCACCCCAGGGCCTTGGCCGCGTGCCAGGTGCCGTTGCCCTTGAGAATCATCCCGTCCCGGTCAACCACAATGGGGGTTTGCTGCCGGGCGCCGGTGAGGCTGCCGCGTATCGCGGCCAGATTGGCCGGCGTATGGTGCCGCGCGTTTTCGGGGTCCGGATGCACGGTTTCGACGGGCACGGCCATCCACCGGATACCGGCCTCAATGTAGGGCGCCCGCGGCGGCCTGGCGGTGGGGCGTGGCGGTTTGAAGCGCTTGCGATTGGCCATGACATTGCCTCGTTTCGATAACTATAGCCGTTCACCTGGGGGCAAAGGAATTGACGCAGCAGCGACTAAAACAATGGTGCGCTTTTTTAGCGGGTACTCTGCACCCGATTGCTCGAAAGAGCCTCCCAAGGACCCGCACACGCTAAGTAGAGGTATACTAAGGACTTGTGCCAAGGCAGCATCGGGGGGTGGCGTGGGCGTAGGGTAGGGCCTGGGGTCCTGCACCACGTGTTGGCCTTGTCACGCCGCCGGTTCGGCCATCCGCGTCATCGACACGACACCTACCGCGTTCTTATTCTGCGGTCAAGCAAGAAATCTCGCAAAAAGACTGATTCCGCGCCGCAAAGGGCAAAAATAAACAACCCATTTGGGACATTTTTTCTGGCCGGGCGCTTGACAAATGCCCCAAATGGGGTATAATGCAGTAGTGCTTTGGCAAGTGAATAGTCGGGCGTAAATGACAACCGGCGCAGGGCGGTAGGCCCGGCCCTTGGGGCGCCCGACCGATGCGGCAGAGGCAGGCGGGCATTGGCCCGCCGGCGGGCCTGGGGATCACCGGACCTGCCGGCCGGCCAATGGTGGCCAGGAAAGGTGGTGGGTTATGCGAAAGGCCAAGGTGGTTGCAGAGGTCTGCATGTACGGCACAATGCAGGCCGCCGGGTGGTTGGCCCAGGTGGTCAATGGCCAGTGGCTTGGCGACGGCGAGCCGGGCGAAGGCCGGTCACTCACAGAAGCGCTTTGGCAGGCGCTGGCGCTGTCTCTTATACACATCTCCGAGCCCACGAGACGCTACGCTATCTCGTATGCCGTCTTCTGCTTGAAAAAAAAAA